CAACATCTCCTTCGCCTGTATCCCACCCTCAATCATTAAAATAGTTTTTGTTTCTTCTTCTAATACTTTTTGTGCTTGGTTTCTAGTTTCAACGTGTTTTGCTAGTTCTTCTTTCCATTGAACCAACTGCTTTTCAATAATTGCTTTCATAAATCAAACGATAGTAAGAGTTTCTCCTGATCCAACAGTAACAGTAACACCACTGTTTATAGTAATAGGACCAGCAGACATAGCGTTTTTGCCATTAGTAATAGTATAGTCAGTCGTTACAGTTTGACCATTTTCGTAAAATATCTCATCAGATCCACCACCTGTAGCTCCAGCCGATATTCCTGTTAGATTCGATCCATCAACAGCAGGAAGTGTGGAAGGAAAACGTGCGTCAGGTAATGTTCCAGAATTTAGATTTGAAGCATTACCAGCAGTAAAACCGCCAGATGTTCCAGTTGTATTTTGGTTTCCAGCAGTATTTACACCAGGGAGATTTATATTTGCTGTTCCGTCAAACGATACCCCACCAATGTTTCGTGCAGTTTCAAGGGCTGTGGCTGTCGCTGCATTTCCTGTAGTATCCTGATTTAACGTGCCAACAACAAAATCTATAGTGCCATCACCATCTTGGTACGTCACTGTTATGCCTGTCTCGGTATTACCTGTAAGCATACCTCCGACAATATCTTGGACTTGCTCATTAGTTAGAGTTGCAGTTATATAGCCAGCACCGTTAGTAATTGCATTATTGTTCAAAGAAATATTTGCCGTGCCATCAAACGAAACTCCTGCAATAGTTCTCGCAGTTTCTAAAGCTGTAGCTGTAGCAGCGTTTCCAGTTGTATCTTGGTTAAGAGTTGCTACTCTAGCTGCTGCAAGCGTTCCTGATCCAATATTAGAAGCGTTTGTTGTATCTGTAGTAGCCGAGGCTGCAAGACCAAGCATAGTTCTGACCGCACTTGGAGCTATTTCTTCAATAATTCCTGCACCACTACTATCTCTACCTAAAAGTCTGTCTGTTGCAGATACATTCTGAATTTTTGCATAAGTAACAGCGTCATTATCAATAGTAAAAGTTGCACCAGAACTAGATACTGTAATATCTCCTTTATCTCCA